TAAAGCTAACGAGCCTACTTGAGATTCTCTTGTAGGCTCTTTTACTACTAGAGATGAGTGATATGGAAGTTAATGCTAGATTTGATAGACTGGAAGCTAAGATAGATAAACTAGCTGATGCTATGGTTAAGCTTGTAGAGATAGACACCAAGATAGACGGTCTAATGTCACATAACAACACACAGGATATACGTTTGAACAACCACAGTAAAGAGATTGACGGCCATGCTATTAAGCTGGCTCTAGCAACTAAGTCAAGCAGTGCTAACGAGTGGTTCATCCGTTTACTTATAGCTGCCTTAGTAACAGGTGTAGCTATTATGATGAGAGGTTAATATGGGCGCATTCAGCGTACTTAGTATGGTCACGGACATCTTTAAGCCTGCCGCTGCCCTTATAGATAACTTACATACTTCCGATGAAGAGAAGTTAGTACAGAAAGCTAGGCTACTGGAGATACAGGCCTCTGCTGTAGACAGTGCTACTGAGTACAACCAAGCTATCTTTGAGGGTCAAGCTAAGATTGTAAACTCAGAGGCTGTCAGTGGTAATTGGTTAGCTGCTAGTTGGCGCCCAATCACCATGCTTACTTTCGTAGCTATGGTAATTGCTAAGTTCTTAGGTTACTCTTCTCCTAACATGACACCTGAGGATTACAATCACTTATGGACATTAATTGAGATAGGTCTAGGTGGTTATGTCGTAGGGCGTAGCGTAGAGAAAGCAGTCAAGACTTGGAAGAAATAACAAAGGATTCAACAGAAGATGAAAACATATAAGCAAATGGTAAACAACATACTTATACGGCTACGTGAGCGTGAAGTTAACTCTGTTTCCGAGAATAGCTACTCCAAGCTTGTGGGTCTGTTTGTACATGATGCCATAGAGATGGTGGAGAGCGCATGGAACTGGTCTAACTTACGTGACACCATGACCGTAGACACACAAGCAGGTGTCTTTAACTATGTACTAGTGAACTCAGGTGATAAGTCCTCTGTTCTTGACGTAGTGAATAATACAAGTAATAGCTTCATGTCCTACAAGACACCACAATGGTTCAACACTGCCTACCTTACGAATACACCAGCAACAGGAGCACCACAGCACTATGTCTTCAATGGCTTAGATGCTAACGGTGACACGGCTATAGATATATACCCTATCCCTGATGCTTCTTATCAGTTATTCTTTAATGTACTCAAGCGGTCACCTGATGTAATTAATGATGATGATAAAGTACAAGTACCTTTCTTACCAGTGCAGGCGTTAGCCTACGCTATGGCTCTTGAGGAGCGTGGTGAAGATGGTGGTATGTCTTCAGTATCAGCCAAGGCACTTGCGTCTAACTTCTTATCGGATGCTATTGCTATAGATGCCAGTAAGCATCCTGAGGAACTTATCTGGGAGGCGGTGTAAGTCATGGCTAAACAACTACTCGCAGCCTCCATAGCAGCACCAGCGTTCTTTGGGTTAAACACTCAGGAGTCAGGTGTTACGCTACAGGAAGGTTTTGCACTACACGCAGACAACTGCATCATAGACAAGTATGGTCGTCTAGGGTCACGTAAGGGCTGGCAGACATTGACTACGGGAAGTACAGGAGTAAACCTAAAGGGCTTGTCCAACTTTAAGGATATTGCAGGCACTGACGTTAGGCTATCTTGGAATGACACTACATTCTTTAAAGGAACACAGACGCTTACTACAATAACACCTGACACTGATGATACTATCACAGAAGGTAACTGGCAAGCAGCTACGTTGAACGACCATCATTACTTCTTCCAACGTGGTTATGAACCCTTAGTCTACACTAATGAAACAGGGGCAGAAGAGTTTGATTCGTTCAGTAATCATCCTCATCACCACAATAGCGTACCTCACGGCAATACTGTATTAGCAGCTTATGGTCGTTTATGGGTAGCAGACACCACAGATAATAAAACAACAGTATACTTTACTAAGATTCTTGATGGCTCTAACTTCCAATCGGGCACAGCAGGTTCTCTTGATATCTCAAGTGTTCTTACTCAAGGTGCTGATGAGATAGTGGCGGTAGGCGCACACAACGGCTACTTGATTATCTTCTGTAAGGATAACATTATCATCTATAGCGATGGTGATAACTTCCAAGGCGGCATGACAACTTCTAACCTAACCTTAGTTGAAGTAATCGAAGGTGTCGGTTGTATTGCTCGTGATAGTGTACAGAACACTGGTGAGGATATCTTATTCCTAAGTAACACAGGTGTACGTTCACTTAACCGTACAGTACAAGAGAAATCTCAGCCTATGCGAGACATCTCTAAGAATGTCCGTGATGACATGATTCAGGCTATCAATGGTGAAGTCTTAGCTAATGTTAAGTCAGTCTACTCACCTACCAATGCTTTCTACTTACTTACCTTCCCAGCCACTAAGCAGACCTTCTGTTTTGACACTAGACAAGCTCTAGAGGATGGTAGCTTCAGGGTAACCATCTGGCCTAAGTTGACACCTAAGGGTCTCCTATCGCTAGGGTCAGACCTGTTCTTTGCACAGCCTGATGGTATTGCTCAGTACAGAGGTTACCAAGATGATGGTGAGAAGTATGAGATGGCTTACTATAGCAACTACTTCGACTTGGACATGCCCAACGTAAACAAGATAGTTAAGAAGCTATCAGCCACTACGGTAGGAGCTACAGGTCAGACCTTTGCACTTAAGGTAGGCTACGAGTATAGCCCTATTTACTTCTCTCAGACCTTTGCTTTAGAGGCAGGAACAGTGTTTGAGTACGGTGTAGCAGAGTATGGTGTAGCAGAGTTTGCTGGGTCAGTACTCATCAATGAACAGTCAGCACCCACACAGGGAGCAGGTAATATCATCCAAATAGGTTTCACTACTGACATTGACGGTACTGCTATGTCACTCCAGAAGATCTCAATTTATGCCAAACAAGGTAAGGTACTTTAACTATGTCTAATTATATCAAAGCAACAAACTTTGCATCAAAGGATGCACTGACTACAGGTAACCCTCTTAAGACCGTCAGTGGTACTGAGATTGATGATGAATTTACTAACATTGCAACAGCTATAACAACTAAAGCCAACACAAGCTCCCCTGCGCTCACAGGGACGCCTACAGCACCTACAGCAGCCTCAGGTAACAGTAGTACACAAGTAGCCACCACAGCCTTCGTAGCGGCTGCTAGCCCTGCTATGGGTATTAACACGGTGATCATTGATGCTGCTACGGGCGCTACGGGTAAAGACATATATATTAATGACAATGCTCCTGCATCCGAGGGTAATATAGGAGATATTTGGTTTGAATATTAAAACTAAAACAGGTAGTGGTTGGGTAGCTGCTAAGCCTCAGGTTAAGCTAGCAGGTGGTTGGACTAAAGTTAAGAAAGCTTATAGTAAGGTAGACACGGGCTGGGAACAGACCTATGAATATGAATCAGTCTACACCTTCGCTGCTACTGAGCACACTGATGTAGACTTGGACTCTTTAGGATTAGATCGCTACCATAATGTCCGTGTAGTTATTCCTAGTGGTGCTACTTTGGTTGCCTCATCCACTAGCGTCTATGCGCTTAAGACAGGCACTAGTCATACTGCTAAGTTGACCATAGAAAACAATGGTGCTATCTTAGGGCGTGGCGGTGATGGAGGCAACGGTGGTTTAGGCTACTCATATAATGCAATTGCCCATGCAACTGACGGCACTGTTGGCGGTGTTGCAGTACATCTAGAGTCTGACATCACACTAATAAACAATGGTACTCTCTCAGGAGGCGGTGGTGGTGGTGGCGGTGGTGAAGGTTATGTACACACAGGTACTGCCTATGGTGGCGGTGGTGGCGGTGGCGGCGGTAGGCCTTATGGCGCTGGCGGTAACGGTGGCTCCACTACTCACAGCGGTACTGCAGGCTCTGCAGGCACTCTTGCAAGTGAAGGCACTGGAGGCACTGGGGGCTACGATGGTACAGTACGTGGAGGCATAGGCGGCTCTGGTGGTGCTGAAGGTTCAACAGGTAGCCAAGGTGGCGAGATTACAGGTGACCACAGCCATGTTGTAGAATCCAATAAAGGCATAGGCGGTATAGCAGGCGCAACGTACTACAACCCTAGCTCCTTCACTATATCATAAAGTATTAAAATAAAGCTTGACACACTTCCTGACTTCTGGTATAATATACCTAAGAACAAAGGAAATTACTTTTGGTTATCACTTAATGATTAATTAAAGAATATAACAAAGTGTCTTAAGTATACTTTAGTAGCTTGTAGGTCAATACTATAGAGCTACTAAAGTAACACCAGTTTAAAAGAGAGAGATACAATAATGCCCGAATATGATCGTAACGACACAATGGTCAATAATATCCCAGTCCGAGACCTATCAACACAAGGGAATAGTAATCAACTGAATAATCAACCTAGCTACGCACAGGCAGCTGTAGCTGGTCAGAACTTTGCACCACAGATGCCTAGCTCTACCATAGGAATGCTAATGGCTGCAGCTAACCCTGTCATGGGAGCAGCTAAGGCTGTAGGTAGCTCCTTCTGGGATCAAACTAAATATGGTATGAACGACAGGGCTCAAGAAGCCTACAACAATCAGGAAGCTAACTACGCTATCGGCGGTGGTAAGAACCCTGCTGACATGACACCTCAAGAACGTGTACAGTTAGCTCGCTCAGGTCAAATGAATGAACAACTACCTCATGCCTTCATCGGTAGCCCTACTACTGACGCTCAACGTGCTGCAGTAGCTAATGGCACTGTAAACCCTACAGGCGGCCTAGTAGGTGGTGGTAATGACGCAGGAGCAGCTATCCCCAACGGTAGTCTAGACACTGGTACATTCAAACCAGTCACCTTTAGATCAGGCTCAGGCTTATATGATAAAGCAGAAGATATGGCTATGGCTGACCCTGCTCAATTTAATTATAACTTTGATCCTGAAGGTGCAGCGTCATCACTCTTCAGTGAACGTAGTGCTCTCTTAGATCCTGTCTTTGCCCAGCAACGAGCTAGGAACATGGAACAGATGCAAGGCTTAGGTCGTATAGGTCTAAAGTTATCAGGTGAAGGCTTAGGTGCTGGTACAGGCTCTGGTATGATGAACCCTGACATGTATGGTATGAACGCTGCTCAGTCCAATGCTTTAGCTAACTTATCAGCACAGTCCACTACAGATGCCTTTGGTCAAGAGTTACAACGTGCAGGCTTAGATATGTCACAGTTTATGACTAACGAAGGTTCTAAGCAGAACATGTTTGGTAACTTAACTGGACTAGAGGCCTTACGTCAGAACTATGAGCTAAGTAAGAGTGGTCAGGACATCCAACGTGAGCAGATGAAGTACAATACTACCAATAGAGACAATGGGTGGCTTACTGGCTTAACTTCATTAGGCTCTAGTTTCTTAGGAACTAACACTGGTAGTGATTGGCTTACTGGTCTATTCAAGTAAATAAATATAGGAATACATAACATGGCACAACAAGGTTTATTTACACAAGGCCCTTCTGTAGAGGACTTACTCACACAACGTAATCAACGTGCTGGTGACCTTCAGCAACAACTAATGATGCAAGCTGCACAGGGCGCCCGTAGCCCTGCCAAGATGCAAGCTGCGAGCTTACTAGGTTCTTCCTTAGGACGTGCTTTAGCAGGTGGCATGGACAAGGGTGAGGATAAGCAGATGGAGAAGCTTAAGGCTGCTAATGCTAGTCAAGAGGCTATGCAACAACAATATGGTGAGGTCATGGGCAAAGGCACTCCAGAACAACGTCTAGCTTTTGGACAATCCTTAATAAGTAATAACTACACTAAAGAAGGTGCTCAAATCGTCTTACAGGCTCGTAAAGACATTGAAGATAAAACAGCAGTAGACCTTAAGCAGCGTGAAGCTAACATAGCGTTAGCGTGGGAGAAGGAAGCCTTAGAGAATAGAGCCACTTCTGTAGGTGAGAAGTTAGCCACCTCTCATCCTAATACTTCTAAACTACTACTCTCAGGTGATGCCACAGCGGCTGATGTTACTTCCGCTGTTAAGTTACTTGACAAGACGAAGACAGGCGCAGGTGGGGGCGTATCTACAGCCGTGGAGAACCAAGCGGCTATGACTAATAGACGTAAGGAGCTTGATGAAGCCTTAGCTTCTGGGGCAATAACTGAAGATCAGCACCGTGTACGACTAGCCACTTCTCGCTCACTCTTTGGTGGTGGTGTAGACCCTAGGCGTAAACAGGTTGAAATGTCAAATGCTAATAGCATGACTAAAGTTCTTACTGCTTCAGACGAAGCTAATGGTAATGCCACTGTAGACATTAAGCGTTATCAACAGAGTCTTGCAATCCTTGACACAGGTATCTACACAGGTACTGGAGCCGACTCTATACAAGCATTCCGAAAGTTTGGTATCTTGATGGGAGTTGTAGGTGAAAACACCACTATTGACGCTGCTAACATTGAGCAGTTTCGCTCTAACGCCTTAGAGTCTGCATTGAAGTACGTACAACAGACCTCAGGTGCTATATCTGAGAAGGAAATGGCATTGTTTCAAGCGGCTGCACAGGGCTTAGACAAGACCCCTGAGGCTAACAGGTTGTTGATTAAGACTGCAATGCGTGTAGCCCAATGGCAGAAGGATCGTGACTTAGCTTTGAACTCATGGCACTCTGAGAATGCAACTAAGAACCCCTCAGGCTCTTCTGCTAAAGTACATATGGCTAAGTGGGAGAAGGATAATGAACTTGACTTAGCAGGTGTTATCACTGACTTGAATGCTAGTAAGTCAGGAGGTGTCGTACAGTCTCAAACACTGATTGATACACTAACTGATGAGCAGAAGAAAACCTACGGTATTGTAGATTGATAAGGAAGTAATATGTCAGAGCAATTAGATAATATCACAAGAGCAATACAACAGGCCTACAAGTCAGGTGATATTGCTTCCGCTAAGCAGTTCATAGCTATACATGAGGCCATGACTGCGGAAGAAGTGGAAACCACACGAGTACAACGGGGAGCCTTTGCTGCACATAACCCAGCACAAGGCACAGCCATAGAGCAGCTAGGTGATGTTGCTATGGACGCTACCTCTAGTATAACGGATGTGGCAGGGAACATGATGAATGACCTAGGTGAACTAGGTGGTCAGTTTATGGACAACAGGACTAGTGGCTTACCTGTCGAAGGAATGCCCCCTGAGGGGCCTGAGAGCCTTAAGCAGTTCACAGGCTATGCTTTAGCGGAAACTGTTATACCAGCCTTTGGTGAGTTAGTTATGACAGGTCTCAAGACCTTTGGTGGTGCAGTAGCCGCCGCCACTCCCGACCATATTGAAAAACCTGTGGTAGAGGCTGCTAAGGGACAGTGGTTTGACATTATCAACTCAGAAGCTGGAGAGATGGTTTCTGAAGGTGTAGAAGCTGTTCTTAAAGGGCCTGAGTGGTATCGTGTCTGGAAACAAGAGAACCCAGAAGGTGCTCGTGATGTTGAGGCACAACTAAACATTGCTGCCTTTATGGCTCCCGTCCCTAAGACCAAAACATGGAAAGAAGATGATTCACTCCTTGAGAAGGCAGGTTCGGCTTTAGTTGCTAGTGGTGTTAAGCAATCCGAGAAGCGTAGACGTTCTAATATTTCTGATATGTTTACACCTGTCAATGAGACACATGCTAAAAAAGCCACTAACGGTGGTGGTGTGTTTACTATGGATGATGGTGTACATAGAGAGTATGCACCTTCTCAACGTGAACAAGATATATATGATGAAGTACATAAGATACCTGAGGTTAAGCGTGGTATGCCTTTCCTTACCACTCGTGGACACATCTGGAAGGCACAGGAAAAGTTACGAATGTCCACCGCTGCTCGTGTTAAAGAACTAGGTAACCCTAAGATTGATTCAGTGGAGCTAGGTAAAGAACTAGGCGACACAATGGATGCTCTCTTTGATAGTGATGACTTCAAGGCTATCTCAGGTAATGAGAAAGTTGGACTAGCTACCGTTGATTGGATACAGTCTCGCATTGCTAAGTCAGACGGCACCACACTAGGCCTCTTACAGGTACGCCGTGACTTTGATGCTTGGGTGAAGAATGTAGAGAAGGGCGCTTTAGACCCTACAGCTTCTAACTCAAGGGGTCAGGTGGTACGTAAGCTGCGTGAATACTTAAATGATAAGGTTGAGCAGGCTGTACCTGATGCAGAAGTTAAGAAATCACTTAATCGTCAGTCTATGTTATATCAAGCTGAGAACCTGATTGAACCTAAGCTTGAAACGGAGAGTCAGACTGCTTGGGTACGCTTAAGTAAGAAGATTAAAGACGCAGACATTAGCATACCTCACACACCCGTAGGTATCCTCACCACGATGTCAATTGCTACTAACATTGCAGCACACAAGTGGCTACCTATGGCAGCTTTTGGTACTGGTGCAGTTGCGGCTGGTGCCCTCTCGTATCAGTTCATGCGGTCAGCGGCAGGTAAGAAAGCCACAGGCCAGTTGATTCGTCAAGCAGGTAAGTTAATACGTAAGACTACTGACCCAGTGCTTAAGAATCAATATAGAGCCGATAGAGCCGTCCTACTCGCCATGCTGAGTGAAGAGCAACGGAAAGAACAGAGCAACGAGGAGAAATAATGGGCTTCCTAACTGATCTTAAGACCTCACATAACATGATGCGTGGTGCTGTCAGTGACCTGTGGAATAATCCTGTCAACGCTTTAAACACCACACTCTTTGATGAAGTAGTTGAGGAAGGTACACAGCTTAAAGACTTGGTTGTTGAAGGTAACAAAAGAGCCTTAGAGGATGATAGGTTATATGAACAAGGTGACATTAGTTTACCTCACCTAGCTTATCGTCACACTGGTCGTACTGGTGAGCTCGTAGGTGGTGTGGTTAGTGGTGCCCTAGACCTTGTTACCCCTGATATAGTTACAGATGCTTTGGTGTCTGGTATGGAATATGTCATGGAGCAAGGGATGGACACGGACACAGGCAAGGAAGCCATAGCGTGGTTACAGGCTAACCCTGAGAATGCTAAGGACATTATGGCAGGTGCAGGTATAGCTGAGTTTGGCATACCTAAGGCGCTATTAGCTCCTATTAAACGTGCAATCTCAGCAGCACCTAACTACATACCAAGCTACTATGCACCTGAGGTTAAGACGCTTAAGGATCAACCAGCTAGTTATGAAGACCTATCAAAGCAACTACTCAAGTATAAAGTAAAGGGTGTCTCAACGCCGTTAGAAGCCTTTAAGCTTGCACAGTCTATGGTAGGTGTAGGACAATGGGCTGAGAAGGGAGTCAAAGGTGGTATACAGTCTATCATTGACCCTGAGGCTAGGGCCCTCTATGACAAGCACGGTATCAACAAGGCGTCCCAGCAGGTAGTTAAGGATGAGATGACCTTACACAAGAAAGCTAAGGACAAGGGTGACGTATCGGGAGCTAAACGCCACAAAGAGAAAGCTATAGCACAGATAAACTATAACAAGTATATCACAGCACAGTCTAAGCACAGCGGTAAGATTGCTAAGGCTATGGATAATGTGCTTAATGCTGTATCCTATGGCGGTATGCAACCTTTGACCAAGGCTAACTACATTAAGTCAGCAAGCAAGCAGAAGTACACTCAATCACTTCAAGGCCGTAATGGTAAGGAAGTGAGTAAACCTCTAGTAACATCTGAGGCTGATCTGTCTTATGCTTATGATGCGGCCATTAAGATGTGGGGAATGCCTGATAGTAAAGCTAATAAGCTGGTGGTCAAACGTAACACAGGTATGGGAGGAGGGCACCAAGGTGATATGTCAGGTACTAAGAATGTCACCAACAGCTTCTTACGTTCCATGTACGCTAACAAGGACGCCTCAACACCTCAGGAGATCTTCGCTCACTTGAGTGAGGTAGTTGACTTTAAGGTCAGCAAGAGTGGTGAAAAGACCCCAATTACTAGAGCACAACAGAAGAATATCAAGATAGTAAGCACAGACCTTGCTGACATAGAGAAGAATGGCTTATGGTTATCTTCTTCACAGGTTGGTAGCGGTATTGTCGAAGGTGGTATTAACACTATCACCAAGGTACTTCCGAACCAACGCTCTATGACTATTATGTCTGATGTTCATGACTTCCTTGAGAAGGTTCCTGTGCTTGGTAAGGTACT